CAGAAGCATACCAAGCCTTTCTTAATTCAGGGTCTTTGGGTGGTTGCCAGGCTATTACTCCAAATGGTGCATTTCCTTTATTTGCTATATATTCATATCCAAGAAAAGCCATTATAGCACTTGATACTGCTGCTCTTCCTATTTTTTTAGATGTTATTGTTCCTCCTATAAGATTTAATGGGCTATATTCTATCATAGTTTTTGTATAGTTTATATTCATTGTTATAAATGGTTCAGCAATTTGCATAACTGGTCCCAATACAGGAACTTGTCTTGCTTGTTGTATTGTCCATCCCAAAGCATCTATCCATTGCACCAATTTACTTTTAGAAGCATCATACATATCTCTTCCCAATGGTTTTGTAAGTAATAATTCTTTAACTTCTTCAATTGTATCTAATTCAATTTTTCTCAAAATACTTGCTGTAATTGGTTTTCCTGCACTCTCTAATGCTTTTAATTTTGCTGCTTTTATTCCTTCTGCTAAAGTAATTGCAAAAGAGTTATAAATTGCAGTCATCATTTGAGAAGGAAATCTTATGGCATATGGAATTTTAGCCATTCTTGCTTGTTTTATTATTTGCGCTCCCAATGCTCCCTTTCCTTCTAAGGTTTCTATAAATGGTTCTACTGGTGGTATCCTACTTAATCCTCTTACAAATGCTTCAATTCCCATTCCGTAAGTATCTAATGATTGAATTCCAAATTTCTGTGCTAAGGTTTTAGGAATAAATGCTTTTGTTACAGTTTTTAAATAAGTCCATACTGCTCCCATATTTTTAGTTTCAAAAGCAATATCTAATGGCTCTGTTATAAATGCTCTTATAACATCCCATAGTCCTTTTTTCATCCAAGAAGTTGGTCCAAGCATATTAGAATATCTGTAAGTTGTTAGCCATTCCCAAGGAGTTATAGGAAATTCTTTTGTAATATAATCTGAAAATTGCTTTATCAATCGTTGTCCTTCTTTATAATCTTCAGCATCTACTATTTTTTGTATAAAGTATCTAATAGTCTTTCTAATTGTTTCATTTTCCAATTTTGTATATATTTCTGCTGCTTCTTCTCCTCTCTTAAATTTTGCTAATTTCTTAAGGCAATCTATCGCTTGAAATTCTGGTATTCCATGCTTATATGCTTTTATCATTGCTTCTGTTATTCCTGCTTCTCTACCAAGAAGTTCAATATTATATGTCACCATTGCTAAATTTCTGTCAATTAAATCAATAACTTCATCATTTATAGCCCTTTCTCTCATAAGCGAAAAACTTTTAGTTAAGATATCTCCTAACGCTACTCTTTCGTATAGGCTTAATTTAACCTCGTTTTCACCTCTTCTAAAATATCCACTTTCTAAAAGTTCCATTGCTTCCTTAAAATCAATATTATGTGTATCTATAACATTCTTAACTCTTGCCAATATACTATCAACCGTTTGTGGTGTATATTTAAATCCTTCTACACCCCCAAGTAGTTTTGCTACTGATTTTTTAACTTCTTCGCTCATTTCTGGAGTTGCTAAAAATGTTTCCCAAAATTTACTAACTTTTTCTCCTACAACTTGTTTGGTTCCAGTAATTTTTATAAAATCAGGAGTTTTATCCCATTTAGGAATTATTTCAATTTTTTCTCCATATTTTGCTTTCATTTCTTCTGCAAATTTTTTGCTTGCATTTGAAATTTCTTGTAAGATTTCTTGAGATGTTTTTTCTGTAGTAGTTTTAGTAATGGCTTCTTCAGCAACCTTTTTTGCTGTATAAGTTCCCCTTGCAATTCCAATTTCTTTTATTGTGTTATTCAACACCCTTTCAACCTCTTCAGCAGTTTTTGCTTTAGCAACTCTTTTTGTGATTAATTTAAGTTCATTTGTTGTTAATTCTCCCAATCTTAATTGTGTTTCTCTTACCAAGATTTTTTTAATAAGATTTTCATCCGTAATTTTTGCTAATTGTTCTAAAACCTCTTTTGCTATTGGTTTTACTCCTCCACTTTCGGGAAATATAGGCATAAGATTTATTCCTGTTATTCCTAATGCTACTCCCCATCCCGCTATTGTTCCTAATCTTTCTTTCAATTGTTCTGATAGTGGTCCTGGAATTTTTTTAGCAAGTTTTTGTACTGGTTCTACAATTTGTTTTTTTTCGCTAACACCCCAAGGATAAATTGTTTCTTCTCCAAAGAATACTTTTTCAAATTTAGTCTGTGGTTTAAACTCCTTTACTTTATTTACCTTTAAGGCAATTTCCATCATAGTTCTTGTAAAACTCTGTAATATATCTTTTGCTAAATTTATAGCTAATCCAATAGGAGGAACCCGAATTATTCCTGTCAATATTCCACCATAAAATTCCTTACCTGCTTGTAATAAATCACCTCCAACTTGTTTTGCTCTTTGTAATGTTTGTTGCCACCAAGATTGTTGTTGCATTTTTATTCACCCACAAGTGCGTCTAAATTCTCATCACTTAATACTCCTTTTGTATGTGTCTTTTCCCATTCAAATTTTTCTCTTTGAAGTTTTAATGATTCTCTTCTTAAATTAAGATTTTGTAATGCTATAGCCATAGATTGCCTTAAATGTGCATCTTTTAATGCTCTTTCATCTGCTATTTGTTTAGAATATATCAATAAAGCATATAAATCATCAGGTGATAATCCTGTATATAATGGGCTTGTTGGATCTACTAATTTTGCTAAATAATCAGCACTTGTTGTATGTAATACTCCCATTTTTGCATAATTTTCAATTCTTTTATAGTTATTATCCCATACATACTTTTGAATTTCCCATTCTCTATCTAAAATCTTTTGTTGCCACGTCATTTCAAATTCTGAAAGTTTTAATTCTCTATCAAGCATTCTATCTAATTCTTGTCTATCCCAATGCGTATATGTCATTAATTTATCCAACATTCTTTCTTTTTCATCCAATAAATCTGACAATACTCGATATTGCTGTTTCAAAATTCCTTGTCTAAAATTAAGAATTTCCTCAACTTGTGATTGGGTTACTAATCCTCCCGCTGCTGCTGCTTCTCTCATAATATCATCTCTTGTAGATGCCATTATATTTTCAATATTTCTCAATTGTGCTAAAGTATCTGGAATTCCTAATTGGTTCATAAGACTTTCATATTGATTTCTATAATAGTTGGGGTCAGATAATTTTGCATAATTGTTATAAATATCTTCTATTCTTTTAATGTTATCAGCAAAATTTTGTTGTATAAGTTTTATCCAATCATCTGGTGTAAGTTCTTGTGGTTGCTGTTGTAATTTATCCCTTGCTTGCTTATTTATATCTTCTGTAGTTTGTGGAGTTTTTTCTGTAATAGTTGTTGTTGGCAAGGTTTTTTCTATAACTGGAATTCTAATTGATTGTCCTGCTATTATGATATTTCCTGCAGCATCTTTTATTGCATCTTTTCTATCTTTATTCAATCTTAAAATTTCCTCAACAGATGTTCCAAATCTTGAGGCAATTTTTGTTAAGTTTTCTCCTGGTGAAATAACATATTCAAAAACTGGAGTAGAACCTCCTAATGGATCTTTATAAACATAAGTTTGTGCTCCTCGTGGAACATTTGTTATAACTTGTCCTGCTTGTTGTTCTGCTTGTACTTGTTTTTCTCGCAAAATATTTTGAATATCTTGTATAAGCGGAGGAACTGATTGTCCTTCTACTACACTACTTGGAATAGTTTCTTCTATAGTTATTCCTCCAGTTTCTGCTGTAGATTTTGCAGTTGTTGTTTTAGAGGTTTTTGCTAATTCTGTTGATAATTCTTTTGTCTGTAAAGATGGTTCTTTCTTTTTCTTTGTACTTTCAGGAGTTCCAGTAGTTGTTTTTGCTACTGTTGCTCCCGTAATTCCTCCTACTGGTGGAATAAATTGTCTTAAGAAAGGTAATAAAAGTTGAGTAGGAAGATATTGGGAAGGGATAGTAAATGTTCCTCCTCCCCCTGAAGATTTTGTTGTAGTAGGAGGAGGAGGAGGAGGAGTACCTGAGGATTTTATTGTAGTTGGGAGAGGAGTATAAGCAGTTGCCGTTCCCCTGGTAGTAAACACATTTTGGAAAATATTTTTTAATTGAATTGCAAGTCTCTCAAGTAATGTTGGTTCTCTTGCTGTTACTCCTGTAATTTTTCCCGTAGGAGATTTTGTATATTGCAAAACCGAAAATCCGCCTATTTCAGAAGCCTTTGTAGCAGTAGTCTTTGCAGTTGGTTGTGTTTGTGGTATTTTTGTAGCCATTTTATTCAATTGGTGTGTAATAGATTAATATCCTTTTTAATCCGCCCCTATATGAACCATCTGTGTAAATACTTACTTTAACTTGTAATCTTTGTCCTGATGCTCCTATATCTGTAGAAACCATATAGTTATCTTGTGCTGTTGCATCTATTGTTATTACCGTTGGGTTCGTTGTTGTACCTCCCATTTTCTCATCTTTCATTACAAAGCCAATATTTATATAACTTGAACCAGTTGGTTTACTTCCATAATAAACTTCAACTTTGTCAATCTTTACTCTTTTGAAAAAGTTTATCCAATTACTGCAATAAACATTTACTGGTATATTTGCGAAAGAATTACTTCCATATGCACTTTCATAAGCATTTATACCAATATTGGGCAAAATCAATTGATGATAAACCTTAGCATCCTCACTCGAATTATAGAATACCCTCAAATATTTGTCAAGGTCTAATACTGCTTTTACTGCATAAATTGGTCTTGTTGAATAGTCTCCTGCATATACTCCCATACTTTCTTTTTCAAAAATGTTGTAAATTGCTATAAAAGAAAAGTTATCATTTTTATTGTATGCTGGAAAGAACATATAATTTCCATATGTTGAAAATCTATAAGCAGGATTTAGTTTTGTTAAAACATCTGTTTGTGGAAATATATCAATCATTCTTAATGCATATCCTGCTAATTCATAAACATATACTGCATTACCTTGTTTTAAAAAGATAAAGAATGCTCCTGAATAATTTATACTTCCTAAATAAATTCCTGGTAATCTTAATACGTGAAATGGTCTATTAGAATACATTCCATCCCATAAAAACATATATTGCTCTGTAAAAACATTTGCTGGATTTGCTATTAAAACCATCAATCTATTGTTATTATTCACAATATCTTGAATATCTAATCCTGCTCCTAAATCAAGTTGTCCTAATTGTGATAATCCTGTTCCATAAACTTTTATGAGATTTCTATAGTTGTTAGAAGAAGAAGATTTATCAGCAACATAAAAATTTGTTGAATATGTTTCTCCAAATTTAGGAGAGATTAATCCCGTTATTGCACTCCAAGTAGTTCCTGTTGATGTTTCATCAATGTAATAAAGAGATGTTTGAGATGGATTTATAAAGAAAAGTTTTCCTGAATATCTTGCTAATGTTGTTTCATCTTGAGAGGCTGATAAACTTGCGGGAGTTCCAAAATCTCTTGCTATTCCTGTTTTTGATAATGCTAAAACTTTTCCTTTTGATGTTGCCACATAAACTATTCTGCTATCATTAGCATTAGAAGGAGAACAATAAGCAGTTATATAACCAATCCCACTTGTTAGAGATAATGTTGTGGAAGGTAAATTTGCATATAATGGATAAGAGACATCTCCATAATCATCTAATGTTGGATTATCTGCATATTTAAAAAGATAAGTTGGAGAAAGTATAAATCTATGCATAAATTCTGAATTTGGTTCAACTTCTCTTGAAATTATTGTCTGTTGATGAAAATTTTCTAATACAACAACACCTGCTTCGGTTTTCTTTTTTGTTGTTTTCTTCCTTGGCATTAATATTTGATTAAAACATTAATTTGACTATTGTCATCCGTTGTTGTTGATTGAATATAAACTACTCCATTATCTGTATATGCTCTTAATAATCCAACTGTGGTTCCTTCAAATGTTCTGTGGCTTACTACAACAACTGATGTTGCTTTTACTCTTGGGTCATATATTACTGCTGCTCCACTTGATAATTTTGCTATATATGCTCCCATATAGCAAGTATCTAAAACTGAAATATCTTCCCAATCTAATGGAAAATCTAATCCCCCTCTAATCTTTCTTTGCTCTAATGATGATTTTTGTTTTGTTTCCTCATTCATTTTCTCTTTTTGCTATTGAAAACTTTGACTTCTAATTTTGCAACTCTTTCTCTTATATTTGCTACATCTTCTTCTAATTTTGTTAATCTATCGTTAATTTCTGTTAAATGATTTTCTTCAATTTCTTGAATTTTCTTATTTAAATCTCCATTTTTTGCAATTGTTGTAATTTGTTTTAAAACAAAATATAATGCTATTAAGATTGCTGTTCCTCCTCCGTATTGAACTGCTAATTTTAATAATTCTTGTTCCATTAGTATGTTGAAATTAATAATCTGCGACGACTTCCTAAAAATTCTAATGTTCCTGCGCTTAAAAATGTTGGCTCTGGAGAAACATATTTACGAACAAACCACCAATCTACAACACTATCAGCATACCAAGTTCTTAGCCCATAATAACCAGATATATAAGATGTATCCGTACTTACTGGAGTAGATGTAGTTCTTTCAAATGTTGTTTGTAAATTACCAGCCTGACAAAGTCCTTTTATCAAATATAAAACACCATCAGAATAAGTAATTGATGCAGATACAAGATGAGCAACGGTATATTTTTCAACACTGATATGAGAAGTTAGAGTAGTCGTAAGGCGTCCAAAATCAAAAGCATAGCCATCGTTTCCTGTTAGTGTTGTCTTAAATCCAAGCACTGCACTTGTATAATTACCCAGGGAGTCACCTGTCCCCCTTTTAACAACACTCATTTTTGCCTCTATTACATAAGGAAAAGCAAGACTTTGAGCATTTGTTTTAGCAACCACAGTATTTCCCGATGTCCCAGTTATATTCAGTCTTTTATTTGTGGCATCATAAGAAATAGAACCACCAACGACAGTATAGTTAGTGGTGGTGTTTGATATAAAATCGTCGCCGTCTATAAAAGTGTTTATTATACTACTTACATTAGACGCACTTGCTCCACCCCCAAAATAACAATAGATATCTCTATTGGTTCCCAAATCTTCCAAAACCTTAACCCAAACATAAGCAACTCTGTTGGGTGAAACTCCTGTTACATTTTCTACCCAAAAACTCAACAAAGTTGAACCATCGCTTGATGTAAACCTTAAATCTCCAGATTGGTTTTTTCCAGAAGGGAAATTGTCAGAAAGACCATCTATCGTAATTCCCTTTCTTGCTGTCCAAACAACTGTTCCATCTGTCACAGTCGCTCCATCGGTAGTAGGCCAAGTTGGTTCCGTTGCTCCTGAGGTTCCAGCGGTAGTGCATTCATAGAAAAACCTATTGCTTCCTGCTGTCGGTTTGACCAACTTTCCTAAACTATAAGAAGTATTTGCTTGCCAAGTAGAAAAACTTTCACCAATTTTCAAAATAACTGGATAATTTGTTCCAGCACCAGTACTTCCCTGAATAGTTACTTTTTTTCTATATTTCCAACCAGTTAGCACACCCATTATACCTCATTTGTATATGACACCAAGGCTTTGCTTGTTGTCACATACTTAATAATAATCTCCATTGTCTTGGTAGCAGTTGTAGAAGTTGGTAAGGTTCCACCAATCCCAACATAATTAGTTCCCCAAGATATTGATTGTGCTGTTCCATTATCAGTTATGTAAATTACAAAAGTATCTCCAACAGAAGGAGTTGTAGCATTATTAATTGTTATTGCATTTGCCAAAGCAGTGACATAGTATTCATCGTATTGGGATTTATCAGGAGTAATTGAGGTTGGAGAGGTTGCCGTTGATTGGCGAGGATAAATTCTTTTGTTTGAAAGAGATTGGATATCCGTTGTCCCCACAACGTCCCCAGAGGGAGGAGTTTTTGTAGAATAAATATCCAAGTTGGAATTCTTTTCTTGATAAATTCCAGTATGAAGATGGCTTATTGCTGCATATAAACTATCAAAATAACTTTTAAGGGCAGATTTAATAGAACTCCAAGTAATTTTCTTGGTTGTCGCGCTTGTTGTATCTACAATTGGTTGGATATCACTGTCTTGTGGATTTGTATAAGATGGTAATTGTGATATTTTAGGCATTTTGCCAAATTGTTGATGGTTTTGTCAAATCATCCGACCAAGTTAAATTTGTTTGTTGTTCTGTAATTAAACTATCGTTTATTTCTGTTAATAAATTTTCTCCATTTTCCGCCATTATTGTATCCCACCAATTAAAAACCTCCTCTTGCCAAATTGTTGTTGGTTTTGCTTCCGCAATCCAATTAGTTGTAATAACATTTTGTCTGAATTGACTATCTTTATATGTTCCTGCTAATGGTTGTGATGATATTGCTGTAATCATTGTTTTATAATCCAATTATTGCTGTTAATGGAACTATTAATCCTATTCCATCTGCACCCTTATATGCTGTGCCTCCTCCACCGTCTAAACCACCAGAAACATTAAAGG